ACATATAGTAATAAGGATTACGAATCGCTGCGGCAAGAACTCCTTGCACGCATCCCGCAGCTTACTGACCGGTGGACCGACTTCAACGAGTCCGATCTCGGCGTCGTACTGCTGGAACTCTTCTGCGGCGTTGGCGACATGCTGGCCTACTATCTGGACGCGCAAGCGGCGGAAGCATTCTTGCCAACGGCACGGCAGCGACAGAATGTCATCAACCTCTGCAAGCTCATAGGCTACAGGTTGGACAGCCCGGTTGCCGCGACCACCGTGCTCAGATTTGCGCTGTCAACAGCCTCGGCTGATGACATAACCATTCCAGCCGGAACCGTCTGCAAGGCCAAACTCAACGATGGCGACGTAGAGTTCGAAACCATCGAGAGCGCGACCATCCCGCGTGGCCAGCTCTCAGTAGATGCCGGGGCGAGACAGGGCGTGCGCAGATTCGAGGAGTTCACGACGACAGGCGACCGCAGCCAGCGCTTTGCACTCTCCTCTACCAGCTTGTCTCAGGGCACTGTGCATGTGCGTGTCGGAAACAGTGATTGGGAAGAGGCGCGGTTCTTCATCGACAGCGCGCCGGACTCGCGGCACTTCCAGGTCGAGGGCGATGGGTTGGATATCACCTGGATCATCTTCGGCAACGGAATCCACGGAGCTATCCCGCCTGTCGGCGAGATCGTCACCGTCGAGTATTTGGAGACCCTGGGTTCCGAGGGAAACATAGGGCGCGAGCTGGTGACGGAAATCGTCAGCCCGGTCTACCAAGACGGAACACGGCTCGATCTGGTGGTCACCAATCCCATCGCTTCCACGGGCGGCTCCGACCGCGAGACTCTGGATCACGCGAAGCTGCAAGCTCCGGCGGAACTGCGCTCGCTCTGGAAAGCGGTGACGAAAGCCGACTACCAGGCGCTTGCTGAGGGCTTTCCGGGTGTGGCCAAAGCTCAGGTGCTGGACGCAAATGACTGTGCAAACATCCGCTACTACCAGGTGAACATGGCCATTGCTCCGGACGGCGGCGGACTGCCTTCTCCCATTCTGAAGCGTGAACTTGCCGATTTCATTGAGAGCCGCAAGGTGATTACCATCGAGGTAAACCTCTTCGACCCGAGCTACCACTCCGTGGCTATTGACGCCGAGGTCTACGTCAACCCGACCGAGCAGCCCGAGGACGTGCGCATGCGGGTGGAGGCGGCGCTTCGTGATTTCTTCTCGTTTGAGAAAACGACGTTCGGCCAGTCTGTTCACTTCTCGGATGTTGTCTCGCTTCTCGACGGCGTGCGCGGTGTAAGCCACGTCAGGCTCTACTCGCCACTCTCTGACATCGAAATCCGGCCTGGCCAGATGGCGACGCTGGATGAGATGCGCCTGGACATGCGGAGGGCCACATAATGATCTACTTTGAGGAGAAGCTCCTTGATCTGTTGCCGCCGATCTACCGCGAGCGCGACGAAAGCGGTGACCTGCGTGCATTTCTCGCTATTCCGGCGGCCACACTCGATGACGTAAAGAGCCTCATCGACGCGCTGCCGAACATCTGGAACGTCGATGCCTGTGATCCCAGATTCCTTGCGGTGCTGTCGGCGGCCGTCGGTTACGGCTTCGATCCCACCCGCGACCCTGATACGCAGCGCCGGGAGATTCGAGAGATCATCGAACAGTATCGGCGCAAGGGGTCCATTCCGGCGATCCGGCGTTCGCTCATCAACGTAGGCTGGCAAGGGGAAATAGAAGAGACTTTCCGAAGCGCGTTGCGACTGAATAAGCGTTCAGTGATCACCCGCGCAAAGCTACCCGGTGAACTGTACAGTCTCGGAGTCTACCGGATCGAGAGCAGAAACATCATCCCGGTGATACGGGAAACACTTGCGCCGCAGCATCCGGCGGGCACACGGGTCTTCTTCCTGCAATGGCTGCTTTCGCAGGAGTCGATGGAAAACGACTTCGTCGCGGCGCTGCGTAGAACTGTGGCTCTGCATTCGACGGGCCGCATTCATGATGTTTTCGTTGTGGGCAGCAGGCTGCTGAACTCGGACTACAGGCTCACGAAGAAACAGACGACCTGGTCTTGCTGGCAGATCACTCACCAGAGCACGCTGACCCAGGGTTATGAGAGCGCGGGGGTGATCATCAATCGCTGGCATGGACGATCTCTGGGACACAAGCTCAACGGCTTTGTTCTAAGCGCAGACAGGCTGATCGGCGTCGAGCTTTCAGAGCGACGGCTGCAGCTCGAGTGCGATGTGGAAACTACGGAGCCGGGAGCGAAGCCTGTTATCTTCCGGCTGGTTCGCCAGCATCTCAACCGCTCTAAGCTGGCACGCTCGGCTCGCTCGTGCAGGTTCGTGTTCAGGCAAAGGGATATTACGGAATCGGCCACGGTTGGGTTTGCGGCTGCGGCAAATCTTTACACGGTCACTCAGTGGCCACAGGAATAGGAGAAAGACATGGCAATACATCTTTTCAAAGACTCACTGCTTACTGAGCAGATATCCGAGGGAACGCTCGCAAGCCCGGATTCCGACACCTACAACGGTACTGACGGCCAGGCTAAGGACCGGGAGTTGTTCCTCGCGAACGAACAGACCGTGCTTGCCGCCAACATCACCAGCACACAGACGAGTATCACTCTGGCCTCCGCGCGGTTTGCCGATGGAGACACGATCATCATCGACACCGAGCAGATGATAGTGACCGCCGGTGGCGGAACAACAAGCCTCACGGTGCAGCGTGGTCAAAATGGCACCGCCAAGGCGACACATACCAGTGGCTCGGCGGTCTACTCGGCACTGAGTTACACCACTCTCAAGGTCAAGGCGGTGGATGCAACCGGCACCGATGAGTCGGGCTGGTGTAAGCTCGCTCTAACGCAGGTTGAACTGGACACGGCCACGCCCGGGGCAGAGATATCACTCGGCGACAAGGCCCACAACGTCACGCTTCCGTTCTGGCGGCGCTTCAGCGTTCCCGCTGCTACCCCTGTTCAGAATAAAACTGACTTGAAGCTGAGAATCACAGGCGTCGAAGCGCCGGTATAGGAGAAACACATGGCATACCATTCAACATCCGGCACAGCGACAAATACCGCCGATCTGCTCGTGAAGCTCAAGGACTTCCTAGTCACTACATGCGGTTGGACCTTGCACGATGATGGGTCAGCTACGGCGGAGCCTTACTACGTTCTGAAGTCCGTTGGCGAATCGGGTAATGAAGACATCTACGTCCAGTTCATCAACGACACCGCCAGCGTCGACTGCATCTCGGTCAAAGGCTACCTCTACTGGAACGCGACCACTCACGTTGGAGTCAAGGTTGTGTTCTCCAGTGGTTCCACCATAATCTCGACCAAGGACGCCACTACGTTCCTCTACTGGCTCTACGGCGACAAGGACCACGTATTCGTGGTAACCAAGATCGTGGCAACCTACTACGGCCACTACAGCGGTGTCATCAAGAGGTTTTGGTCGGCTCAAACCGCATTAACCCAGGGCGCGGTGACGGCCGGAAGCAACGTAGTTGTCCAGGTCGACGATGCATCCATCATTACGGTCAACAAGCGCTACATCATGAAGGACAACGCCAACATCGAGCGCGTGCTTGTAAACGCTAGAGACACAAACGCCGCCCCAAACACCGTCACCATTACCGCCTTGGTAAACGGCTATTCGGCTGGCGCGAAGATCGGTGAAGATCCGCAGCCTGTCATTATCGGAAGGAATCCGATGCCGGGCAGCTTCTATGCCTTGAATAAATGGGATGGCTGGGTTAGCGCCACAGGACAGACGGGAAGCTGCGGAGCAGCACACGGAAGTTTCTCAGGGTATTGTGATCCTGATGTGCGATACGGTCTTGTCACGATGTTTCCTTGGTTGGTTGCAATGACTGCAAGCACCAACGACGAACTACGGGGTGAGCTTATTGAGGTCTACTCCATAGGCACCGGCGCTGGTGACTCGGAGGACATCATAGACATCGGCACGAGCACCTACAAGATGTTCAACATCTCCGGCCCGGGCTGGTGTGCGATTAAGGAGTAGGCAGTGGCAACAAAATCCGGTAATAAGCAGCAGGTCGCGACGGGCAAGGGCCCGGTGCTGCCTCGTAACAAGGTGTTCCTTGTGATCGGTAAGGGAATTGCACTCAAGGGCAAGGTGAAGCGTGGTAGTTCGTAGCGGCAACAAGAAGACTATAACGACCGGCTTAGGAACGGTTCTGCCGCGAAACCGCGCGCTTGGCCCACGAAATACCGGAATCCTGTGGGACCTCCTCGGGCCGGATGTTGGGACCAGTGCATTCGTGATCCACGCCGATGCCGGGCTGCATGTCGCTGGGTTGCTCAATAGAGACGCGGACTGCGGCGCTCTGGTGTTTGCTGCGTTTGAAACCACCGCTGACTTCAGGCTTGCCATTGCTGAAGCAACAGAGATGCAGACTGATGCGGTGGTAAGGGTGAGTGCGCGGCTGGCATCTGAACGCGACGCCATGCTCCGTGTTTTCTGCAGAACATCTCGCAGCGCCGATGCTCGCTTAGGCATCGCCAACACTGTGGAATCACTCGCCGATTTCTTTGTGCGCGTTGCTGGGTCTAGGCAAATTCAGACTGATGCATATCTGACGGTGATCGGCATCGTCAACCGCAGCGCCGATGTGTATCTGGAGATCACGGACGCCGGACTCATTCGGACCGACGCGGTGCTTGTTGTCACTCGTCCAATGTTCTTCGCGGCGGATGAGGACTTGCTGGTCCTACAGCGCCTGGTTCCGGACCTGGCGACAGATCAGACAATCTACGCGGTTCTCATATACGAAAGCCATTCAATTCAAGTTTGAGAGGAGAACGATAATGTCCCTTGGACTCATAACGCGAAGCGGACGAGTACTCACCGCTCGATTGCTCAAAGGTGACCCCATCGACGGGATAACGCATTGCGCCATAGGTGATGGAGACGACACTTTCACCGACCCGATGAACCCGCCGGATGTGAGCGTGGATCAGGTGGGCCTTATTCACGAGCGCGCCAGAAAGCGCTGCTACAAGATTGCGTTTCTCGCCGAAGACCCGGAGGGGGTTCTGGAAGTAAACGGCATCCGCTACTCAGAGTCGGGCCTGCAGACGCAGATCATCGGCGTGTTCTTCCGGTTCGATGAGGCTGAGGCAAACGGAATCACCATCCGCGAGTATGGCTTCTTCGGTGGAAACGTTGAATACGTCGACGGCCACCAATCCGACTATGCGGAAGGCGGCGTGTATAACGTGGCCACGAATCCATCCGGCCAGGTGAAGACACCAGGTTATCTATACGAAGTGAAGAACATCCCCGATTTCAACAAGACCTCCGACACGCGGGTGGAGCTTGTCGGGGTCATCAAGGTATAAGGAGGCGATCATGTCCATATCCAGGAACACATTCGACCCCGCTAAGAACTACAAGCGGGTGCGCTATCACCAGGACCGCGACCTGCTCGATTCGGAACTCAACGAAGCGCAGGATATATCTATTGGCGAGCGCAAGAAACTCGCCGATCTGCTCTTCAGAGAGGGCGCGATAATCGGTGGACTTGTGCCGCAGGTAGCCGCAAACGTTGTGACGCTCTCCGTCGGCGTGGTCTATATCGACGGCCACATCGAGCAGGTGCCCGGGGCGACTCTCACCTATGATCCTGCCAAAACCGACGGCGTCGACTATGTCTACGTCGAGCTTCTGAAGTACAACTACACCCACAACCAGGACGCCGTGCTCATCAACCCCGCCACCGGTGAGCCGACAGCCGAACGCGAGAAGTGGGTGCTCGTGCTTCGCGAGCGCGATACATCCGGCGACGCGCTTCCCAACAACGTCACCGAACGCAAGGTCGTTGCGATCCACAAGTTCGACCGCGCGACCGGGGAAGTAACAGCAACGGTGCTCGAAAAGTCGAACCTCCACTTGCAAAACTTCCTGGGAACGCTGCCTGGAAGCAGAATCACGGTCTCGTCGATCACTGAAGACCAGCTCGATTTCGCGGCCGCCGAGGGATTGAACTCGCTCCTGCAGAACCTCGCCGAGCGGACATATGACCAGGCGGGGAGTTACCTCGTGCGTGGGTTCGACAGCTTTATAGGTGGCAATGACGGCGCAAGCGTGCAGGTCGTCACCAACGCGGGACGCGCGTACGTCCAGGGTATCAGATTGCAGAAGGACCTGCCGTCTACAACGGTGGTGCCGAAGTCCGTAGCAACCAAATCCGTGCGCGGCGAGCAGAAGACATATAACGCCAGCGAACGGCGCTACGCTTTGAACAGCGACCCGCTCAAGGAGACGACCCAGGTCGAGGCGATAGTAGAGATAACCGCCAATGTAACGCGAGGGTCGGTTGGCGGCGGAGAGGACCTGCTCACGCCCAATCCCGTAGTCGATATCCTCGAAGTGAGCCAGGGCGCTACCATATTTACAGAAGGAACGGACTGGCAGCAGTCGGGCAACAACGTCGATTGGTTTGGATCGGGCAATGAACCTGCTATCGGCACGACCTATACTGTTCGCTGGACTTACGTGAAGCAAATGGCCAAGGGGACTGACTACGTCGACGGCGGGTGGTTCGGAAGGTCAGGATATCCGGCGGCAGCCGAATACTACTATGTGGTCACGGCGCTATCGGCATCTGGCGAGACCGCATATGCTTCCTCCAAGGTAGTCTCGCGGCAGACCGTCGCTGGAGAGATAAACCTTATTATATGGAGGCCGATATCTGGTGCGACTGGATACCGGGTATATCGCGCCGCACAGAACTCCGGGAGGACAGATTTCAAACGACTGGCTGAACCTGGTACCGGTGCGACGTCATATGTCGATGACGGAGTAGATACTACCAATACCAGCAGCCCGCCTGCCTCCAACTCAAGCGGCCTATCGGCTCCCGAACCGACAATCTCGCTGGGTAACGTCAGCGTCATCAACTTCGGCAGGATCGGTGTCGGCACTGATCCGGTGAACGGCTCGAACTGCAGCGTGGACTACGACTACTACCTCGGGCGCAAAGATATCATCTATGCCACGGCCAGAGAGATTCTGCGTGTTGATGGTGCGCCGTCGGACTTCCCGAAGCTCCCGATAGTGCCGGAAGGCACTCTTGCGCTCGCCAGCGTGGATTGCCCGCCGAACTCGGTAGCAATGATCGTCCGCAACTTCGGCTTGAACCGAATTACGATGGCTCAGATCCACCAGGTAATGCAGGACGTCGAGGACCTCAAATACAACGACGCACAGTATCAGATGAACAACAATCTCCAGAACCGGGATGCCCAGACAAAGAAGGGCATCTACTCCGACGACTTCTCGAACGAGGCGCAGTCGGACGTGTTTCACTCTGAGTGGAGCGCACGTGTCGATGGTATCCGCAAGTTCGTCGCCCCGGTCAGAGCTGCCACGCCCCGCGTGCTCCAGATAGACCAGGCTCACAGCAATGCGCTGTTTAGAGGCAGCCTTGCCCTGCTTCCAGCAACCGAGCGGGTGCTCGTTGAGCAGCTTGACTGGTCCGAGGAGAAGAACATCAACCCTTACGCCGTGTTCGACAAGCCTCCAGCGATGATAGAGGTTACGCCCAACATAGGCCGCAGGGGTCAGACCGGTGTTGCCGTCACCGGAGCGAACTTCACGCCTAGCGTCACCAACATCACTGTTCGCTGCGACGGTCAGGTCATGGCAAGTGACGTCCATTCCGACGAAGCCGGACGCGTGACGACATCATTTACGATCCCAGAGAATGCGCGCAATGGCAACCGGATCGTTGAGATGACCGACGGCACATACTCGGCTCAGGCAATGCTGCAGGTCAACGACCCGCTTGTGATCACCCGCGTGGAACGATTTGAAGTCACTAACACGATCATTCAGCAGCAGACCATTGTCCAGCAACAGACGATCATCCGCGAGGTGGAGCCGCGCATTGTCCGCGTGGAAGTCGAGAAGATCGTCTGGCGCACAGTACCTGCTCCTGTCCGGCGCGATCCGCTTGCTCAGACATTCAGCTTCCCAGTGAACAGAATCATCTCGTCCATCGGGCTCTACTTCACACGCAAGGATGCCTCAATCCCCGTGACCGTGCAGATTCGAGGAGTTACCACCGGCCTGCCCAACGAAACGGTGCTGGCGGAGAAGGTGATCTCCCCTGCAGAGATTGCTCTCAACTCAGAGACCAAAGTTACATTCGGCGATCCGTTCTACATGCCCGCGAACAGAAGTTTTGCTGTGGTGCTGCTCACCAACTCCACGAACTATCGTGTACACATAGCAAGCCTCGGTCAGATGGGCAGAAACGGCGTCATCACTCGCCAGACGTATAACGCGGGCGTGCTTCTGGAAAGCTCCAACGCGGAGACCTGGACACCGCTAAACGGGTCGGACTTGACTATGCGGATCTACGGTTATGATTTTGTGGCGTCCGGAGAGGTTCGGTTCCAGCAGATAAGCGGGGTGCAGTTCTCCGAGATGAACCTCGATGAGTATTCAGCGACTCCCCAGGGCACAGGGATCACCTGGGACTACTCGACTGACGGAGGCACGACCTGGGACGCGATAGTACCTGCCGAGGAAGAGCGGCTTCCCAACATCGCGACGCGAGTGATCGTGCGCGCCAAGTTCTCAAGCAGCGTTCTCAATGATTCCCCCGCGCTAAACTACAGGGACGTGAACCTCATCGGCTACTTGAACAGCCCCGATGGGACCTACATCTCTCGCGAGAACGAGCTTACCCAGGGCGTGGAATCCACCAAGGTCTACGCTGAGATGAGCATCCCCAGCGGCTGCTCGATCAACTGGTTCGCCTCCAATGACGGCGGCGCGACGTGGGAGCCGATGACGATTGATACTACCCGTGAGGTGGATCAGACCTGGACGGAATACATGTTCCTTTGCACATTCGCTAATCCGGCCAGCAACCGCGTCCGCTACAAAGCCGTGATGACCGGCAACAACCTGATCTACCCGCGCATCCATTCCCTGGGCGCGACCTTGAGCTAAGGACAGGCGGCACACATGATAGTAAAGCGAAGCGGCGGGATGACTGAGTTCATCCCGTCGCCCACGGAAAAGAGAGACGGCGTCATCCGAAACCACGTGCTCGATCTGCTCGCGAATCTTGACCAGCGTCTGCGGCGGATCGAGGAAGCGGCTGGGCTGCCTGCGGATATGGCCGACGCCTTTGCCGATACTATGGCACTAATCTTCCACGAAGAAGCCCACGTCCAGCGTCTCAATGAAAAGCTACTCGATGCTGGTGTCGTGCACCCGGATCAGGCATACTCCCCCAATACCACGTAAGAACACGGTTTCTGTTCGCCTTCGCGAAGTATCATTTGACTTCAATGCCTCGTTTGAGGCATTCATTGGTTGCGAGCAGAACATCTGTTCTGTTTAGCATCAAACGGAGGTAGCGTCATATGCAGATGCAGGAGATCAGGATCGGGGTGGAGATTGAAACTATTCGAAGAGACCGAGGGACGGTAGCCCAGGCCATTCAAAGTGTAGTGGGAGGCCAAGTTACTCACGTAGGGGGAAGCGGTTCATTCGACCCGTGGACCGTTGTAGACAGCAAAAACAGAACATGGCAGGTTGTCGCAGACGCCTCGTTAACAAGCGTGGCTGCCAATTTGAGGGCTGAGATAGTAAGCCCGATTCTAACCTATGATGACATTCCCGAACTCCAGGAAGTTGTGAGGGCGGTAAGGCGGTGCGGGGCTGCCACGGACGATTGCACAGGAATCCACGTTCATCTGTCCCATCCGGACATCACGCCCAAGGCGCTCGCAAATCTCGCCAAGCTTATCTATAAGCAGCAGGACATCATCTACGCGGCGCTCGGTGTGAACCAGCATAGAATGGACCGATACTGCAAGCCCATAGACCCGTTGTTCATCGAACGGATTACCAAGAACCCGCCGAGGACCATGCACCAATTGAACACGCAGTGGTATGGTCGATATGAAGCCAATCCTCAGAGATACCATGTCAGCCGCTACTCGATTTTGAACCTAAATGGGTATTTTCTGCGCTCGGCCTTGGAGCTTCGAGCGTACTCCGGCAGTCTCCACGCAGGCCGAGTTAAAGCCGTGATTTTGTTCAGCATGGCGCTCCTCGCGCGGGCTATGAACTGCCGTGGCGCATCGGCAAAGCAGCGAAAGTACGATCCGGCTTCAGCAAAATACGATATGCGGGTTTTCCTCATATCGGCGCTCAAAATGAACGGGCCAGAGTTCAAAACTGCCAGGGCTCATCTTCTTCATCTTATGCCTGGGGATTCGGCCTGGAAGCATGGCCGACCGACCGTCAAGAAGCCTGCAGGCGAGAATGCAGTCCCCATGGAGGTGTGCTGTGGAGCGTAAGAAGATAGAAGTGCCCGCCGAAGTATTGACCGGCCTAGAAGCTGTCCGACTCTCCGGCAAGACCAACATGCTGGACGCGCCCAGGGTAATTGAGCTTGCATTTGAGATGGGGCACGCGGAGGCGGCGTTCTGGGTGCATGAGAACCGTAGCCCCTACTCCTACGGGATATTCCAGGGCTTTGCCGCAGTGGCCTCGCCGAAGAAATGCGGCCCTTCGCGCCACGTTGCGCAACACGGCGCGTCTGACCGAACGGTCGGCAAACCATCCGGAGAAGTCACACCCGGCGATACTTGCGAGGGAGGTGAGAATCCATGTGTGGACAGGTAG